ATTTTTTATCAGCACACTAGCGTTTGCACAGGGTTATTACATAATCAATAATCCTGTATATACTAATATATATTCAGTTAAAAACAAGATACCTGAAATAGGTATCGTACATTTAACTTGGAAAGTAGTTAAAGCTAAGATGAAGCGTGTTAATAAGTTTCATCAAAATAAGGTATTGCCAGATGCCATCCAAGCTAATAATAAGGACTACTATCATTCAGGTTTCGATAGAGGACATTTTTCAGCTAACAATGCTGATTGGGATAACAATAAATCAGATATGTCTTATACTTTTGCCTTTACAAATATGACTCCTCAGTATAGAAATACTAACAGACATTCTTATCTTAAGGTAGAAAACTACGGTAGATATCTTACTTATAAGTACAAATCTGTATTTGTTATAAACATTGCAGTGCCCTCTGATAAATATATGAAAGGGAATATCGATATACCTATTAAATACATAAAGATATTTCTGTTTAATAATACTAAACAATGTTTTATTATTCCTAATGACAACAAAGTTTACAAACTGAATAATATGAAAGTAGATTGTAATAAAATTAAAATACAAGGGTTATAAAATGTTTACAGAATTAAAATGGGAAGTAATTGACAATGGTAGAAAAAGACAACTTACTGAAGATTATACTTATGAAAACAGTAAATACAAAATTACAGTAAAAGCTGGTTTCATAACAGATGGTGCTAGTATACCTAAAGCATTTTGGACAGTATTATCAAGTCCCTTTAGTGGACCCTTAGTATACGGAGCAGTCATACATGATGGTTTATATGCTGCTATGAAATTACCTAGAAAAGTATGTGATGGGTTACTGTATGAGATGGGATCTGAAATGGGTTATAATAAGATAAAAGATAAGTTAGTGTACAGAGTAGTTAGACTATTTGGTGGAAGTCGTTGGAAGAAAGACACAGAAGCTGAAATGCATCTCGTAAGAATAGAAACTAAAGGTAAATAAATGTTTGGACTATTATTAAGTAGAAAATTAATTTTTTCTGGTATAATACTATTAGCTATTACTGGTGTAATTGGATACTATTACTATCAAATGAATAGTAAAAATAATCAGATTATAAAATTACAGAATAAGAATGTTATTCAGAAAGTAAAGATAAATAATTTACATACAAAAATAGTAGTACAAAAAGTAACTACTAAAAATAAAGTATTTGAAGCTAAAGAAAAACAGATTAAAAGAAGGATACTTAATGACAGTATACGACACAATGATACTACTGTTCATAGTGCTATTGGCGACTATAACCTTTCTATTTAGTGGATGTAGTCAAACACCTAGAGTGGTTGTTAAGACTGTATATGTACATACTAAATGTCCTACACTTCAGACACTAGAACTAAACACTACAAAACTATCTCCATTAAAACTAAACTATAAGGTAATAAAATGACAAATAATCTAAAGACTACAATCAATGGAAGTCAGGTGCAGTTACCTATAGAACAATTTAAAAAACTAATTAGTAATTATGAAACTCTTAAAAGTGATAACATAAAACTAATGAAAGCAAATAACTATTTAAATACTGAAATTAAAAAGTATAATAGAGGATTTACCTATGACAAAGAATGATATAAAGTTATTAGGTAGATATTCCATTATAGGATTCTTTATGTACCTATCTTGGTTTATATTACAACCCAATTTTATTAAAGAGATAAAAGGTTTAGGAGATATTGGTATAGGTGCAATATACACTTCTGTATTAGGTAGTATAGCCTATATAGTTAAAACAAATTGGAGTACTAATATACCATCAGAAAGTGAAGTGAAATGACAGAACAACAAGAAAAAGAATTTCAAATACATAGAGAAACTTTAAACGAACATTCTTTGATGTTACAGAATATAGATCGAAGTATGTTAAGTCTATCTGAGAATATAAAAGATCTAGTTATAAGTGTAAAAGAAATTACTACTAGTATAAATGATATAAAGTTAATTAATTTACGAATTGCTAATGTTGAAAAAGATACAAAAGACACCTTTAAAAGAGCTTTTACACAGATAGAGGAATTTAAAGTCAATTGTGGAGAATGTCCTAGTTATAAGAAAACTATAGAAAATTTAGATGAAGAATCTAAACTAGGTATTAGACCTCTGACTTTAAAAAACTTACTAATTTACGGTACCCTTGCTGCAGTGAGCTATGCTAGTTATCTAACTGTAACATTGCAACAAGTAAAAGAACGTGGTAACGTGATGGATAGTAAAGAATTATTACTACTAGACGGGGTAACTAAAACATTGGATAAGATAACTGATGTACATTTATCTGCAAGAGAAAAGATTAAATAACAGAGGACAGGATGATGAAATTTGTAGAAGCATATAATAGCGTAATGGGTTCAGAAGGTGGTTATGCAGACTTAAAAGGGGATAAAGGAGGCGAAACCTATAAAGGAATTGCCCGAAACTTCCATAAAGAATGGCAAGGCTGGGATATTATCGATAAATACAAGTCAGAGTACCCTAATAACTTTAAAGAATACTTAGCTAAAGACAATTCTCTGCAGAACTTCGTCGTGCTATTTTATAAACAGAACTATTGGGACGTCTTTAAAGGAGATGAACTTCCTTTCTTAGTTGCAGAAGAACTTCTTGACCAAAGTGTAAATCAAGGAACTGGCAAGCTTGGGGGAGAACGGTTACAAGAAGCTCTAAACCTATTAAATAGGAATGGCAAACTATTCAAAGATTTAGATGTGGATGGTGTAGTAGGGTCTGAAACTTTAAAAGCTGTTAAAAAAGTAAATCAAAGAAGATTAGTGAAAGTTCTTAACGGTTTACAGTTTATGAGATACTATGAGTTAGATACTAAAAATCCTGCTAACAAAAGGTTTGTAGGATGGTTTGATAGATGTTAAATATACTTATAGATTTGAAAATAAGTATAGTTATGATATAATAGCAGTAATAAATAAATATAAGGACTTAGCTAATGCTAGATAAAGCTAAGATCCTTAGAGCTTTAAAAGCTGATTTTCGTAATGCAGATACTTTACGTAGTGAGATAAATGCTGGAATTATGAAAAGGAGAGCAACTTTAAATGGTGATCCTTATGGTAATGAAGAAAAAGGTAAAAGTAGGATAGTGCCTAAAGTAGCTAAAAGACAACAAGCTTGGAATATACCTTCACTTAAAGAACCTTTTGTAAGTACACCAAATCTAGTTAGATTTACTCCTATTACTGCTGATGATGTTCAAGCAGCTAGACAAAATGAGCTGTTACTTAATGCTCAATTTTGTAGACAATTTGATAGGTATAATTTTATAACTAAAGCATTAAAAGTACTAGAAACAGATGCTACTGTATTCATACAAACAGGTTGGGAGTATGAAGAAGAAGAAAAAGAACAAGAAGTAGAAGTAATAGTTGTAGATCAAGAGACAGGTGAACAACATGTAATGACTACTACTGAAAAGGTAGTAGTACCTGTAGTTAATAAACCTACTGCTAGAGTTTGTAGAAGTGAAGACATATTTCCAGATCCTACATGTGAAGATGATTTAAATAAAGCACAGTTTGTAGTATATAGATATGAATCAGATTTAAGCACTCTACGAAAAGATGGTAGATATAAAAATTTAGATAAAATACAACAAAATATGATGGGTTCAGAGGAATTAGATCCAAGTTATATTAACCCAGATAATACGTGGTTTACCTTTGAAGATGCTGCTAGAAAAAAAGTACTAGTTCATGAGTATTGGGGTAACTATGATATTAATAATACTGGAATAGCTGATCCAATAGTATGTGTGTGGATAGACAATATAATTATTAGATTAGAAGATAATCCTTATCCAGATAAAAAGATACCTTTTTTAAGCTGTACTGCTGATAGTATACCTTTTAAACTGTTTGGTGAGAATGATATAGATAATATAGAAGATCAACAAAAAGTTATTACAGCTGTTACTAGAGGTATCATTAACAATATGGCAGCTAGTAATAATGGACAGACTGGTATACGTAAAGGAGCACTAGATCCTGTACAAAAGAAACGTATGCTAGATGGTAAGAACTTCGAGTTTAATGGTACTCCTAACGATATATGGCAAGGTAGTTATAATCAAATCCCTGCTAGTGCTTTTCAAATGTTACAGTTAATGAATGGAGAGGTAGATAGTCTTACAGGTGTTAAAGGTTTTAGTGGAGGAATTACAGGTGGTAGCCTTGGTTCAAGTGCTACAGCAGCTAGAGGTGTAATGGATGCTACAGCAGTAAGGAGATTAGATAAAGTTAGAAATGTAGCTGAAAATCTCATTAAACCTTTAATTAGAAAATGGATGGATTATAACAGCGAATTTCTCAGTGATGAAGAAATAGTTAGAACTACTGATGATAACTTTGTAGCTATACGTAAAAGTGATTTACAAGGCAGGTTAGATGTAGATATAGAGATTAGTACACCTGAAGATAATGTAGCTAAAAAGAATGAGTTAGGTTTCTTACTACAGACTATGGGACCAAGTTTACCTTTTGATATAACTAAACTAATATTAGGTGAGATAGCTAGGCTAAATAGAATGCCTCAACTAGAAAAAGATATTAAGGCATACACACCTCAACCTAACCAACAAGAAGAAGAGTTGAAAAATTTACAAGCTCAAAAACTACAAGCAGATATAGCTAAGACTAAAGCTGAAATACAGAATATCTTTACTTCTAGTATAGTAAATAAAGAAGGTAGTGTAGATGTTAAGCAAGCACAAGCTGATTTGTTTAGAGCACAAGCAGATTTACTAGTTAGTAAAAAAGATAATGAAAATCTTAATTTTATTAAAACAGATAATCAAGTAAATGAGCAATTTCAATTAGAGAAATTAAGAATGGAACAACAGCATAAAGCAGAAATGGAAGCGTTGAAAGCTAAAATGAACTTAATACAGATGCAATACCAACAAGCTGCAGGAAGCTGAAGCCAAAGTGTTAGCAGATAGTGCTGTAGCTGCAGTTGCACCTCATATAGCAAAAGAAGCAGTTAGACGTGCAGCTCCTATAATTCAGAATGATGCAATTCAAACTGTAGCTCCAGAAATTTATAGGTCAGCAGCAAGTAATATATTAGCACAATTAGGTTTACACCCAGCATATGGACAAGGTCCTACTGGGTTATCAACACATAATTTATATAAAGGATAAATAATGATGCAACAAGGTCAAGGTTTAAGTGCAATAGGTGCAGAACAGCAAGAAGCACCAGGAACAGAACAGGGTGAAACAGGTGCTCAAGAACAACAAGAGCCACAAGGCATTACTGTAGAAGATGTAGTTAAAGCATTAATGCAAGGTATAAGTCCAGAAGAATTAATTAAACATGGAGTACCACCTGAATTGATTAAACAAGCAATACAGATCATACAACAACTTGCTCAAGCTCAATCTCCTCAAGGACAACCACAAGGACAAGGATTGAGTCAAGCAGGAATACAACAAGGAGCTAACTAATGGCAATATATACAAAACAGTTATCTGATGGATACGTAAAGGTAGCAGCAGGTCCTGCACAGTTACAGTGTGCTATAGATGGTACAAAACTTGGAGTAATACATAATGCTACTGCTCCTAGTGCAACTGCTACTCCTGAATTTACATTTAGTCATGGAGTTGTACAAACTAGAGGTACTGCAGATTGTTATGTTATAGCTCTTAGTATAACTCCTATAACATTTAGTGCAACAGCCACATAGTAGAACTTAAAGTTATCTTAAGCTGATAACTTGTATAATAGCAATAACGAATACTATTCGTAAATAATTAACCGTAAAGGAATTATATCAATGGATGTAATAAATCAAGAACAAACAGCAAGTAAGGCACTCACCTATTGG